CGGCGATGGTTACGAGGTATGGACGCCCATTGAAACGCGCATGATCCGCATCCCCCGCAAGAACGTGAAGCGCGAGGTCAAACTTCCGATCATGCCGAGCTATGTGTTTGCCAAGGCGCACCAGCTCGTTGACCTCCTGCTTTTGGCGGACGCTGCCGACAAGGCCAGAATCCACGGCGTCGGTGCACACTCGGACTTCGATGTTATGCGCGCCTTTGGGCGTATTCCGCTTGTCCCAGATCCGCACCTAACCGCGCTGCGTAGGCTTGAGACCAAGCTTACTCCAAAGCCGAAGGCTGAAAAGACATTCATTCCAGGAGTGATCGTCAAGGTTGGCGGGGGAAGCTTTGGCGGCATGACGGGAAGGGTTGAGCGTTCTGATGCGGGCTACACGCTCGTATGCCTCAACGATCGCTATTCGGTCAAAATTCCCACTTTACTTTTGAAGCAAGATGATGTATGCGATCAGGACGGGATCGGGCTGCAAGAAGCGGCCTGATTTTGGGTGGGATCGAGAGCGGGGATTCTCAAAGGAGTCGGCTTAGCGCCGCCACCACCATGAATGACCGGATGACGGCGCTAGACTGCGCTTCTCCGGGAGTCCGTAGGGTTGCCTAAAATTCTCATTCGCGCTCCGGCGCGAAGGGCCAGCCAGCCTCTCACTTCCGATGCACTGATAGCTGAGCGGAAAGACGCGCACCGTCGCTGGCCCACCTATTATGAACCGCATCCGTAAGCGTCTCATCCTCGAAAGGTCCGAGGCCGTGCCTGAAATCGCGTCCGAACTGGCAGAGGCATTACATCGCTGCGCGGACGAGCTTGCGGGCATTGGCGGATCATTGGCTTATCTCGCAGCGGCGAGCCCACAGAGGACAGCCGGAGAGCAACGACAACTGGCAGCGGTTATTTACCACACCGCAATCCAGAAGTTCGGCGGGGTGAAATACGATGGCGACCCGATCGACCAAAAGACGATTGACGAGCTGGGCACAACCTTTCGGAAGCTGCTGAGGAAGTGACGCTTTACCGTCCGGCTCTCAAGGGCCGGGTTTGGTACGACACTGATTTCAGCCGCTCATGGATCATCACGGGCCTGCTTTGCCGACTGTGGGGACGGCATTTCGCCCCGGTTCCTCACGGCATTCCCGATAACGACCGCGACAGCATCAGGTGGTGAACGTGACGACCGAAGAACTCCTGAACATCTGCGAGCAAATATCAGAGGGAAAGAGCCTTCGCTCCGTCTGTCGCGCAATGGGGCTGAAAGAGAGCTCAGTTCGGTATTGGCTGAACAAAGATCCAGACGCATTCGCGCATTCCGCACGCGCGCGAGAATTAGGCTGTGATGCTTTGGCCGACGAATGCCTGGAGATTGCTGACGGCGCTGATCCGGCTGACGTTAAGCGCATCAAGATCGACACACGCATTCGCCTGATTGGCAAATGGTCGCAGCGTTACGGGGACAAGGTTGCGATCACCAACAAGACCGAGGTGACGCACCGCTATGACCTCGACGCCCTCAGCGACGCGGAACTCGACGGGCTTGAGCGCATCCTTGCCAACGCTGAGCGAGGTAAGGGCAGCGAGAGCGCGACGCAGCCTCCTCAGCTTCACTGAATACACCAACCCGCTTTACCAATCGGCTGAGCATCACAAGCGGATCTGCGAGAAACTGGAGGCCGTTGAGCGCGGCGAAATCGACCGGCTGATGATCTTTATGCCGCCAAGGCACGGCAAGTCAGAGCTGGCATCAAAGAGGTTCCCGGCGTGGTGCCTGGGTCGGAAACCCCAGCGCCAGATCATCGCGGCTTCGTATAACTCCGATCTCGCCAACGACTTCGGGCGCAATGTCCGCAACATCGTGGACGAGCCTGAGTTCGCCGAAGTGTTTCCATCGGTAAGTCTGGCTCCCGACAGCCACGCCGCGAACCGCATGAACACCAACCACGGAGGCGCTTATGTCGCTGCGGGCGTTGGAACGGCTGTTACCGGGCGCGGTGCACATATCGCCCTCATCGACGACCCTTTTAAAGACCGTGAGGAAGCTGATAGCGAACGCCGGCGCGACCTCGTGTGGGATTGGTATCGGTCAACCCTTTTCACCCGTCTCATGCCGGGAGGGGCAATCGTCCTCATCCAGACCCGTTGGCACGAGGACGACCTTGCGGGACGACTACTCGAAGCTGAGCGCGACCAGTGGGATGTTCTCGAGCTGCCCGCCATTGATGCTGGCGGCAAGGCTCTCTGGCCCGAATGGTATGGCGAAGCCGCACTAGAACGCATCAGGAACACAATCGGCCAGCGCGAATGGTCTGCGCTTTACCAACAGCGACCACAGCCTGACGACGGCACGTTCTTCCAGCGCGACTGGTTCAAGGAATGGGTGAAGCTGCCGGACCTCCGTTACTACGGGACTTCCGATTACGCAGTGACAGACGGCGGCGGAGATTACACCGTGCATCGCGTCTGGGGGATCGACAGCGCGGGGGCTGTTTACCGCGTCGATGGGTGGCGAGGGCAAACCACCTCGGACATCTGGATTGAGAAGAAGCTGGATCTCATCGCCAAGCACAAGCCGCTAGCGTGGTTCGGCGAGGGCGGCGTCATCCAGAAGGCGATTGAGCCTGCACTGAGACGCAGGATGCGCGAGCGGCAAGTGTTCTGCCGCCTGGAATGGCTGCCGAGCGTGGCCGACAAGCCGACGCGGGCACGAAGCTTTCAGGCGATGGCTGCAAGCGGTCGGGTCTATGTCGAGCCGCAGGCGGACTTGAGCGAGTTCCTGAGCTTTCCCGCAGGCAAGCATGACGATGACGTGGACAACGCCTCGCTGATCGGGCGGGCGATCGACCAGGCGCACCCTGCGATTGCGAAAGTGCCGGAGAAACCGGCTCCTCGCCGCGACTACGGAATGAACGACACACAAGCAGAAGATTGGAAGGTCGTCTGATGCAAGAGAATACGCAGCTAGGCGCCGGTCTCGGCGCTGGCCTTGTTGCGCGCAGCGGGCTCGAGGAGTCAGCTCGTTTGCCGCGCTTTCGCTATGAGGTCGAATGCATCGGCGCTGACGGCGAACTGAAGTGGCGGGAGGATATTACCAACCTCGTCACCACCGAGGGCAAGAACGACATCCTCGATAAATATTTCAAGGGCTCGGCCTATACCGCAGCCTGGTATTTGGGGCTCAAGGGCACTGGCTCCGCTGCCACAGGCGACACGCTTGCCTCTCACTCGGGATGGACCGAGCAGACGCCTTATTCGGGCAACCGTCCGCCGATCACCTTCGGCACGACCTCGTCCGGTTCCAATACCGCGACGGCGGTTAGCTACACGATCAACGCGACTGCAACGGTCGCGGGCGCTTTCGTTTCCTCGGTCAACACCGGAACGTCCGGCAAGCTCTATAGCGCTGGTGACTTCGCAGCTTCTCGATCGGTAGTCAGCGGCGATACTCTGAACGTCACGCTCACCGTTTCGGTAAGCTAGTCGCGGCCAGCCTAAATGGCTTTCGGCGGCGGCACGCTTCTCACCACAAACAACAACAAGACCGCCGGCACCACCCTAACGCTCGGCTTCTCGTTCACAGGCGGCCACCTTCTCGTCATCTATTTCGTGATGGACAACAGCACCACGTCGAGTGGCGCTACAACGTCTATTGCGAGCAATGCTGTCACTGACGTAAGCGGCAACACCTATACAAAGATCGGAGAATGGACGAACCCCGCAGGCGGCGCGGGCAACGGCGAGACTCTCGCCGCGTTCTTTGCGACCCCGGCAACGGGATGGAGCATTGGGTTTAATACCGTCACCATTACACATCCATCGGTGACTGCCCGGGCTGCTGGAGCCTACGATTTCACCAAGGGTGCATCGACTACGATCTCGGTTGATGGCACGCCAACAGGCAATATAACGGGCAGCGGAAATCTTACGCTGTCCAGCCTGTCCAGCGTAGAACACCTGTTCGTTGACCTGATCGGCGTAGAGGGCACGTCGGCCAATCTTACGGACACCGGCTATACGGGACTTACCCAAGCCGCGACATCAGGGGGAAGTGGAACCACGAACGTAGCCGTCACCGGCGCATTCAGGATTGCAACCGCCGCAACCAGCGAGACGACCGCCTCAAGCACGTCCTCGACGGGCGACATGACGCGGCTGTTCTTTGCGCTGAAGGAATCGTCATCTGGGACGACTTATAACGACAATCTTTCTGCCGACCTGACAGGATCTGACAGCCTTACCAACGCAGCCACATGGGGACCGACGCTAACCGAATCAGGCACTGCGGCGGATAGCCTCAATCCTGCGGGCAGTACGTTCGGCGTTCCTGTAAGCGAAGGGCTAACCGGCGCTTACAGCGCAACAAGTTCGGCAACGTTCCCGAATGCGCTTTCTGAAGGAATTACTGGCGCCGACAGCCAAACCGGCGGCTTACTGCTTACCGCTTCGCTGAGTGAGGCATTAACCGGGGCGGATAGCGCAACAACGGTCGTTGCCTGGGGTCCGTCTCTAACCGAGACCATAACGGGCGCAACCGCTCTGGCATCGGCTCAGACTTTTGTGTCATCGCTAGCGGTTAGCCTGACCGCCGCTGACAGCTCGACCACTCAAATGACGATGCCGAACACGCTGGGGGAAAGCGTGGCGGCAAGTGACACTGACGCAGGGGCGGCAACGCTGCCCAATGCGTTAAGTGCGGCGATTGCGGCCAATGACAATCTCGGAAGCGCAGCGACCTTTCCAAACAGTCTGGCTGAGGCGGCGACGCTTTCGGCCGTCGTCTCGCTTAACACAAACAGTTACAGCGATACGCTCAGTGAAAACCTGACCGCTGCGGTTTCGATCACGCCGGTACAGACGGCAATCGAGGCGGTAACCGAAACGCTAGCCGCAACCGATTTCGCTGCGGGGACGGGCATTTTTGGACACAACCTGTCCGAGATGATCGCAGCAAACGACGACTACGTTATGGTGACGGCGACAGACTCCTCGGAGAGTTACCTGATCGGTCGCAGGCGTCGTCGCGGCAAATTCTCGGACTACGGGATATGGAGGGCCTGATTGGATAAGTTCGCCCGCTACGTCCAGCAGTTCGAGGAAGCGCTAGAAGCCAGCGATGGTGGCCGCAAGGAAGCCGAGAAGGCGCGCAACTACTACGACGGCAACCAGTTCACCGCCGACGAGATCAGGGCGCTCCAGAAGCGCAAGCAGCCGATCACGCCGGAGAACCTGGTGAAGCCGAAGATCCAGGCGCTCTGCGGGTTGGAGCGGCAAGGCCGGGTCGATCCGCAAGCCTATCCTCGCGTTCCCTCGAAAGAGGACGATGCCAACGCGGCAACCGATGCCCTTCGTTACGTCGAAGAGGATCAAGACCTCGACATCAAGAAGTCCAAGGTGTTCGAGGACATGCTCATCGAGGGCATGGGCGCGGTCGAGGTCGGGGTCCGCCAGCTCAAGAACGGCATTGTCGATCCGTATGTCTGCCGGATTGCGTGGAACCGGCTCTATTTCGACCCGCACTCGGCGGAAGCTGATTTCACCGACGCATCGTTCGT